AGCTTATATTTTAAAAGGACAGGAAGGTGAGCTAGGCAGATTAAAACCACTAGAAGGAGATACATTTTTTAAAAAAGGTATAGGTCCAAGAGAGTTTATTGCTGATCCTGTTCTTGCAAAAATATTTCAAAGAGCTAAAAACTTTGGTAAAGAGATTACATATACACAACAAATAAGAGGTGGTCGTAGTGATGATGTTACAGATCCACTTGGTTTGTTTGCAGAAGAAATAAATAATTTAGCAATACAATACCCACCAATGAGAACATTCTTTAAATTTACAAGAACACCTACAAATATGATTAAAGACATAATGAGGTATATTCCTGTAATAAATACACCTGCAAGATTTGGTGGTAAAAACAATCGTAATTGGTTAAATGCTTGGCTTTTACCAGAAATAGCAGCAGACCTTAGAAGTCCTGATCCTCAAGTAAGAACTAATACAAGAGGTCAAATTTATATGGGTAATGCTTTTGCTACTATTTTAGCATTTATGGCTTACAAAGACATATATCAA